TCATCGGATAAGAGGTTGGGGTACGCTAATGAACTTTTGGAAGTACAAAAACAAATTGTAAATTACCTTGAGCGTACCGTTAAGGATATTAATAATCGAGGATTTCACATCAAATCTATAATCGACTGGCGACGTTTTGAGGCGGGTGCATAAGGAAAATACAATGCCACATCAAGAACTAAAAAAGTTTATTATAGACAACGGATACCCAACGGGGCGAGAACTAAGAACACAAAAATATCAACAATTTGTGTATGATCTAAAAGAAGCGACTACGTTTCTTGACGAATCATATGATGCAGTAAAAGCACCTACACGATGTTTTGTTGTGTTGAATGATATAACAGAAGTTCAACATTGTGGTTATTGTGGATGTGTTGCTCCCATAGGTCCAAACAGGGTCAAAGTTAATCACTATTACAAAAATGGATTCAGGGCTTTTTGTAGCCAATCTTGTACAAGCAAAGGAACCTTAAAAAAAAGAGAAGAAACGAACCTTAAACGGTATGGGTCCAAACATCATATGGGAAGTGATGCAGTAAAAGAGAAGATAAGAAAAACTAACATGGAACGGTACGGGGCGGCTTGTTATATTTCATCGAAGGAATTTCAAGAATCTTACAAAGAAGAATATTTTGAACGTACAGGGTACACACATCACTTTTCTAATCCAGAAGTTATTGAGGCTAGATCATCTGCTAATATTGAAAAATATGGAGCGAAAAATCCTTTTGTGTTTGCAAAAGATAAAGTTCAAGCTGGAATGATTTCTAATTGGGGTGTGAAATCACCATTACAAAATCCAGACATTCTTACCAGAACACAAGCTACTAATGTAGAACGATATGGTGTTCATAGCCCAATGATGAATGATGATGTAAAAACCAAAACACAACAGACAAATCTTGATAACTATGGGCATAAGTTTACAGCAAGATCACATTACAGCGACTTAGCGATTTCCGTTTTATATGATAAAGAAGCGTTATCAGAGATGTATAGTGAAGTGGGTAATTCTCATGTTATCGCTAAAAGGTTGGGTATTGGGTCACATAGAACGGTGCTACAAGCTCTGAGAGAACATAACATAGACATTAATGACAACATTTTAAGAACAGTATCCAATGCCGAAAAAGAAATTTGTCAGATTCTTGATGAAGCTGGAATAAATTACGAAACAAGTAATAGAAGCGCAATATCCCCAAAAGAGATAGATATATTGATACCAGATCACGATGTTGCTATAGAATATAATGGTGTATACTGGCATTCAGATGTTTATAAAGATAGAAACTACCACCAACAAAAATCACTAGACTGTAAAGAGTTAGGCATTCTATTGATTCATGTGTATGAGGACCAGTGGGCCAATCCAGTAACAAAAGAAATCATCAAAGAAAAGATACTTCAAAAGTGCAACAAATCATTCAAAGAAAAGGTTTACGCTAGAAAGTGTGAGATTGTTTCTGTCACTGCATTAGAAGCTAGAGAATTTTACACCGAAACACACATTCAAGCGTACAATGATTCAAAAATTAATTACGGACTTATGTATAATGGCTCATTGGTTTCTTGTATCAGCTTTAAGAAGCTCACGGGTAAGGATTCTGGTTACTATGACCTAGTACGCTATGCAACGTCCAAAAACGTTGTAGGGGGATTCTCAAGGCTTCTAAGACACTTCCAAAGAAATAACGAATGGGTAGTTATTGAAACATTCGCAAGCTTAGATTATTCGCATGGAGATGTGTATGAAAAATCAGGGTTTATGATGAGTGGTATTACAGAACCCAATTATCACTACTTCAAAGGACTAGAAAGACATTCAAGAAATGTATTCATGAAGCATAAATTATCAGGCTTGTTAGAAAACTTTGATGAAACTATGACAGAAAAAGAAAATATGAACATACATGGATACACAATTATGTACGATGCAGGGTCCATAAAATATAAAATTAAGGCATGAAAAAAGGGAGCCAATTTGGCTCCCTTTTTGTTTCTAACTGCTATGATTAGCCAGTCAGGTTAGCTACTGCGAATTTACGGAAGTAGCGGTTTTCGCCTTGTCCAAGCCCTTTACCAGCACGAACACCATTAGCGTCATTGTGCTCATAAGGATTCGCAATTATGCCGTAACGACTAGCGAAGCCAATCTTAGGTGCGAATGTATCTTCACCAACAGAACGGTACATTTCCAACGGCAGGTATGGGCAGTAATAAACACCAGCATCCCATGCGTTAGCACCACGATAGCCTACGGTTACGTAGTCGATAGTAGCATAAGGGTCGATGTAGACCTGATACTTACCCATCAAGATACCAGCATAGGTGTTAGCAGTCGGATCAACATTCATGTTAGACGCGAGAGCAGGGTTGTAGTCAAGTACACCAGCCATGTTCAGAGCAGATGCAACGTTAGAGCTACAAATGATACGGTTTGCACGGCCACGACGAGTGTCGATAGCTACTCTGTTTGCTTCAAGCTCGATTTGGAACAGAAGTCCTTTGAACTTTTCAACCAACCAGCGACCATCAGAATCAGCAGCAAGATCGTATTTACCCGGTACAGCAGCACTTTGAGCGCCAAGTACAGCAGCTACGTTAATAGTACGAAGCAATTCACGGTCAATTTCTGCGGTAATTTCTGTTGACAGAATGTTAGCCAGTTCAGTTTCAGCGTCCAGATTATGAATATTTTTCAAGTCATAAGCGAGTTCGCGTGAAAATTGAGCTTTCAGCTTACGGCTTGTAACTGAAACATCAGTACGCTCAATGCTGAATGCCATTTCGTTCCAAGCATCACCAGCAGGCGAACCGAGAGTCTGAGCATTGGCTGTAGTCATACCAGTACCAGTACCAGTGCCGGTAGCAGGATCACTAGAACCGAATGCATCAGCAGCGAAACCAGAGGTATCACCAGTTTGAAGACCAGCACCAGAAAACGCGGTGTTAGCTTCGTCATGCATTGCTTCTGCACCAGTTTGAGTGTTGTAACGAGCGCGCATTGCGAAGATAGAACCAGTAGGTCCACTCATCGGCTGAACACCAGTCAGATCAAATGCCATAAGTTTAGGCATAGACCGGCGAACCATTTTGATCAGAATAGGATCAAAGTTAGAAACGCCCGAAGTTTGGTTAGTAGGGTTTTCAGATTCGTTCATACCCTGATTGAACTTAATTTGGTTTTCGATAACTGCTTCTGTGACATATTTGCGGTAGTCATCGGTGATAGCCGGTGCCTTTTCGTCATTCATCACTTTGTCAACAGCTTCTTTAAGTAACTTACTCATTTTTGTTATACCTCTTTGAGAATCGCTTGTTAATTATATTTATAAAAGTATTTGTTCTAATTAAAGTTTACTGACGAAGTTTTTTAACCAGTGGTCATTGCTTTCGTCTTCATCAAGACTTTCTTTCTCTTTGTCGTCTTTACCAACTTCCTCATCAACTTTACTTTGATCAGTTTTAGGGAAGTAAGATTCTTTCAATTGAGTTACAGCAGATTCAAACTGTTCCCTACTTTTGAAATCTACAGACTCAGAATATGTTGAAAACTTTTCTTTCTGGCTTTCAGTAAGATCAGAACAAACACGATCAATGACGATACTTCTAGTCTGTGTGTCTAGTGCTTCTTTTAGTTCAACATTATTTTCAGTAACTCTATCCAGCTTACCTTTTGCTTCCTCAAGTTCCTTTTGAGCTTTTTCTACAATGCTATCCGAACCTTCTGGTACAGACAGGTTGTGAGATTCAGCCAGACCAACAAAACCTTTAAGGAAAGATTCAGCCAGTTCAACTTTTACGCCACTTTCGATAGCAACTTGATTTTCTTCTTGCCATTCGTTTACAGCAGCGGTAAGATACTTACTAATGGTAGGAACAACCTCTTCTGAAACGTATTGCTCAGAAAGTGCTTCCAGTTCAGCAGTTTTTTCTTCAAGCTGTGATTCGAAAAGTTCTTTTTGTTCAGCAATTACAGTTTCACGAATAGCAGCTTCTTTTTCAGCAAGCATAGATTCGATAATTGTACTAGCTTTCTCTTTGAAATCCTCTGAAAGCTCTTGGCCTTCGAAAAGGGCTTTTACATGATCGTTCATATTTTAGACCTCGTTTATCTAATCATTGTAAATGTATTTATAATAGTTTTAAGTCAAACTATTGATTTTTGATCTTATGTTTGATATAGAGTTCAAGTTTTTCTAGGAAAAGCTGTTCATCAATACCTTCAATGGTTTCATCAAGGGCGGTTGCAGGGAACCATATACCGTTCTTATTAACCCATGAAGACTCTACAAGTGGGTTAACATAACAGTCAGGACCAGAAGGCATATCAACACAATCAACAGCAGTCATCATGTAATCTTTATTAACATACTTCATGCCGTTTCTTTCACTTAATGAACCAAGTCCACGGGTTGAAACTCCCATACTAAATCCACCTTCCATCAGACCTTTAATAATTTGGCCTTTAGGAGTATTCAATACTTTTGCTTTGCCGATTACATTGTTACCATCCCAAACAAGTTCTTTGATTAGAATAGCGGCCTCTGCGGGATCAGCAAATGGACGGTCAGGATGATTTAGCTCACCCAATGCCCTACGCTTTGAAATAAACTTTTCATTGTAATTAGCAACAGCCTGTTCCAAAATGTCTTTCTCATAGTATCGGCCATTGCCATTCTTGACTTCTGCTTGAGCGAAAATTCCATGAATGTAAAGCTCTTTGCTACCGTCATCTTTTTGTTCGGTTAGCGGCTCAACTTCAAATGAATTCTCCATCAGGAGTTTGGCTGTTGTACTCATTTTAATTACCTTTTAAATCGTTTTAGGCGTCTTGCTTATCTACGCTTTTTGTTTTAAGCTGCATTGCCTGAGACTTGT